GGTACACCTGTATTTGCTGAAGATACAAATGTCAGCAATCCTGTAGCTGCTGCTACTGGTAACGTAACTAACCAAGCTGTACAGTTTCAGAACAATGGTGCGTCATCACGTCAGATATATGGTCCAAACATACAATGTAATGGATCTACAATGACGTTTAGCCCTTTTTATATGGGTAATCATACAAAACCATTAGATGAGTTTATGCAACCTACTAGCTACACCCTAGCAGAGAACTGGGGATTCCAGATTAACTTTATGGTTCCCCTAGATAAGTCAGGATATAAGCAGTGTAAAGAAATGGCGAAGAGATATGAGGAGAAAATGAAGCTCGAGTTTGAAATAACACGAGCCCATAAGTGTGCAGACTTAATGAAAAAAGGTTTTATGTATAGACCTAACACACCTAATTATAAGATGTGTCAGGATATAGTACCTATCGTTAAAGTTAAGCCACCTAAAAAAGAAAAGAAATTTAAATTATTCTAATGAGCACCCTATCACAACAAATAGCAGCACAAACTGCAAAAAAGAAGCCTAAAAAGGCTGCAAAGCGAGACGAGAACGGACGCTATGTTAAAAAAGAAATTATTACACCCGGAGAAGAGTAATGTTAGCATTAATTAAACCACTTGTACTAACTGGCTTAAAAAGCCCTAAGTTTAAACAGTTTGTTGTAGACTTACTAGAAAAGTTAGTTGAACAAACAGATAATAAGCTAGATGATAAAGCACTAGCTATAGTTAAAAAAGGACTAGAAATAGAATGAGCACAGTCAAGAAACTACCCAAAAAGGCAACCGAAGAAAGTTTTAACGAGCTGCACTACCTTGTTACAGAGGACTTTCTACGTAGAATAAAAAGTGGAGAGGCAACTACACAAGATTTAAAAGCAGCATGTGATTGGTTAAAGACCAACGATATAACAGGTGTAGCTTTTGATGGTAGTCCTCTTGATAAGCTAAACAAACTTTTACCTACTGTAGATGCCAACCTTGTACAGAGGAGGCTGTATGGCAAGCAAAACGTCTAAATACTACAAGAAGAATCCAAAGGCTGCTGCTAAACGTAGAAAGCAGCAAGCTAGATATAATAAAACACCTAAAGGTCTATCAATTAGAGTCAATGCAAACAAACTTAATAGAAAACTTGGTACATATGGCAACCGTGACGGAATGGATGCCGCCCATTATAAGGGTAGCAAAACCCGTGGCAGAAAACAAAAACCATCTATTAACCGACGCAGCAGACTTAAAATTAGAAGATGACACCATTACTACCTAACCCTGATTACTATTTACACAACTTAATAACGATGACAAGTTCAGATTCAAAACGGCTCTGGAGAAGAGCTATTAAAGAGCACTTTAATTGTCAATGCGTTTATTGCGGAGAATTTCATGAATTACACAACCTTACTATCGACCACGTACGACCTAAATGTAAAGGTGGTCGAGATATTACGACGAATGTTGTACCCTCATGTCGACGATGTAATCAGGAAAAGGGTAGTAAAAACTGGCTCGACTGGATGAGGTCGACATTCGGTATAACGGACCGAGAGCACACAATCTTATCACACATAAATTAATGGCAGGAGCAAAAACTCGATATACACCTACTAAAACACTTGAAGAAAGGTTAGCTAAATATAACCGACGAATTAATCAACTTAAAACTATACAACTAAAAAGGCAGACTGAACTAAACTTAATACTAAACCAACCTGAAGCTTGGATACGATCTAAAAATTGGGGTAAAAATGCAACTCAAGCTGATAAACTAGCTGCACTAGAAAAAAGAAAAGAAGAACTAAGTGATAAAAATACTCGACTTGATATTTTACTCATGAAAGCTGAGGGTGGTAAAATTACTCAAGCCATGTTTGATTACGGTGAAAACAATAAAAATATTTTTAGAAAGAAAGGTAAAAACTTTATAGAAAGATTTAATTTAGTTAAACCTGACGGAACAGCTTACGTAGTAGGTGATACTTATATACCAATAGATACAGATAGATTTAGTTTAATTGAAAACATAGAAGACATACTTGAAGAAAGAGATCTAAATGAGGAACTAGGTTATAAAGAAGAGAAATCTAGTATGCCTACTGTAGAAATTAAAGATCCTAAAAATAAGTTTAAAACTATAAAAATAGATAAAGAAGACTATCTTAGTGGAACTGACTTTAGAGATGAGCAGCAAGTTATAGATAGTCTACTACTAGACAAATTAAGAATACAAAAAGAAAACGTTGAGAGCAAGATTGACTTAACTAAACAGTTAACTATACAGGATTTCTGATGGAAGATGAAGCTAAAAAAGAACAACTAATTAAGCGATTTCAAGGAATGGGTATAGAAATAGGTGGTGGTGTGGCTACAGACGTAGCTACCACTCCTTTACTAAGTATGGGACCGCTAGGTTGGTTAGGATATGGTGCTATTAACTTTGGACAGGGTGCATATACTAATTATTTAGTACAAAAGCATCTATACGGAGAAGATGAGTTAAACTGGGGCGAGATATTAGCTTCTGGTGCAGCTGGTGCTATACCATTTATGAATATTGGAGCTAGCAAAGGCGTAGCTAAAGTTGTTGGTAAAGCTGGCTCAGTACAACGTGGACTTGTAGGAGGAATTGGTGTTGGTTTAGGTAGTGAACAGCTACGTGTTGGTATTGATGACAACAGATTACTTACACCCCAAGAAATAGTTTTTGCCGGAGGTTTCGGTGGAGTTTTTGGTGCGGGTTTTTCAAAGTTAGGTCAATTATCTAAAAGACCTAAAGTTAATCCGGCTAAAACTTATCCAGATGCTTTATTTGTTGACCCTGCTCTAGACGATTTAATGCGTCAAAGGACTGGACTAGGCATGAAGCTATTACAACGGATAGACCCTGACAGTAATATTCAACCTAAAGGTAGTGCAGATATAACAGGTAGAGGAAGTGAAAGGTTTGATTATGGTCAAGATGTTCTAGCTAACGTGCCAGATAAAACTAAAAAGCTACTTAAAGACAATAACTTTACTGATAATGAATCTATATTATTAGTTTCTAACTTTAATAAACCTATACCTAGAGATTTATCTGCTGCTATTGAAAGTCTATATAATACTGTAGATGATTTTGACGATTTTAAAGATACTATGCTACCTGTATATTTAGAATCTATGAAAAAATTACGTAGAAATAAAACACCACAAGCTGACCACATAGCTCAGTTACGAGCTGCACTTCCTTTCTTTTATAATAAACCAGTTAAACTGTGGCCTCAGATTTCTGACATAATTGTAAGTGAAGGTGTTTTTGGATTAGGTCATAACAATAAGAACTTAAAATATTTAGAATTTGATGTACATGCAGTTAAAACTGCTTTTTGGAAATCTCAAGTAGGTGATGCCGGAGAAAAATTCTTTGCAAATAGACCATTAGATACACCAGAACAGATTAGAGCAGCTGCTAAAGAGTTTGCTGCGTTTATTAGACGATCAAATAAAATTGTTAATAATGCTGTTGAACAATATAACTTTATGAATCAAACACATATTAGTGAAGATGAATTAGTAGAGTTTATAAATAGATTAGGTGCTGGACGTATAGATAGAGCAGTAAGTATTAAACAAGTTAAGGCTATTTTTGATGAAATGGTCGAAGACGGTTGGATACAGTCAGCTAAAGCATCACAGAAAGCTGAAACAAAACAGATTAAAACTGAACAAAAAGTAGCTGAGACTAAAGCTAAAAGGCAAAAACAACTTGATAAAGATGATATCTCAGTCGAAAAAGCCGGAGAAATGTTAGGTACATTCTTAGATAAAAATTTAGATACCTTTGATGTTAACCCATATCCCGGTGGTATGAAAAATGAAGATCTACGAGAATTTGCCGAACAGCAATTTAAACAGTTTAAACAAGCAGAACTAGATGAACTTCCTTTGAAATTTGGAACAGAGATTTTTGGTAAAGAGCAAGAAGAAAAGTTTGTTACTTTGACAATGAAATCAATACTTAACAGAATTAAACGTGACATAAGAAACAGTAAGAAGAAGAAATGAATAACACCCTAAAACTATTACAACAGGATTTCAAGATGTTCCTACAAGCACTGTGGGGACAACTTGATCTACCTTCTCCTACGAGGGCACAATATGCGATTGCTGATTACTTGCAACATGGTCCCAAGCGACTACAAATACAGGCGTTTCGGGGCGTTGGTAAGAGCTGGATTACTGGTGCTTTTGTTTTATGGACTTTATTTAATGACGCCGAAAGAAAGATAATGATAATCTCTGCCTCTAAGGAGAGGGCAGATAACATGTCGATCTTCTTACAGAAACTTATTATTGAAACACCATGGCTAAGTCAACTACAACCGAAGTCGGACGATTCTCGCTGGAGTCGCATCAGTTTCGACGTAAACTGTTCACCACACCAAGCACCAAGCGTAAAGTCGGTAGGAATCACTGGGCAGCTAACCGGAAGCCGAGCAGATCTCATGATTTTAGACGACGTAGAGGTTCCGGGCAACAGTATGACGGAGCTTATGCGTGAAAAGTTACTTCAATTATGTACTGAAGCGGAGTCAATCCTTACCCCGAAGAGCGATAGCCGTATTATGTATCTCGGGACTCCTCAGACTACTTTTACTATTTATCGTAAGTTGGCAGAGCGTTCGTATCGTCCCTTGGTTTGGCCGGCAAGATACCCAAGAGGTAAAAACATTACCCAGTACGAAGGACTACTAGCACCAGACCTACAGGTTGATATTGACGAAGGAGCTGAAGAATGGACTCCTACAGATAGCAGATTTACACACGAAGACCTACTAGAGCGTGAAGCATCTATGGGTCGTAGCAACTATATGTTGCAATTTCAACTCGACACAAGCTTATCAGATGCAGAAAAATTTCCGCTTAAGATGGCTGACCTTATTGTTACTAGTGTTAACCCTAACACTGCTCCCCAAAACATTGTTTGGTGCTCAGATCCAGCCAATGTCATTAAAGACGCACCCACAGTTGGATTACCGGGGGACTATTTCTATTCACCTATGCAAATGCAAGGAGATTGGAGTGAATATAACGAAACCATTTGTAGCGTCGATCCATCCGGTAGGGGAACAGACGAAACAGCGGCTTGTTATCTATCCCAAAAGAACGGAATCATCTATTTGCATGAAGTGCGAGCGTACAGAGACGGGTACAGTGATAATACCTTGCTCGACATCCTTCGAGGATGTAAAAAGTTCGGTGTTACGTCGCTTGTTATCGAGACAAACTTTGGAGATGGTATAGTCAGTGAATTATTTAAGAAACATCTTATACAGACAAAACAGAATATCCATATTGAAGAGGTTAGGGCTAACGTCAAAAAAGAAGACAGGATCATTGATAGTCTTGAGCCTGTGCTTAACCAACACCGTCTTGTTGTTGATCGTGGTGTCATTGATTGGGACTATTCCTCCAACAAAGACAGTCCACCTGAAAGTCGGCTCTTATATATGCTCTTTTATCAAATGAGTCGTATGTGTCGTCAAAAAGGTGCAGTTAAGCACGACGACAGATTAGACTGCCTAGCACAGGGTGTAAAATACTTTACAGATGCCCTACATATAAGTGCACAGGAAGAGATAAAAAGACGTAAACAGCTTGAGTTTCAGAACATATTAGAAGACTTCTTAGAAAGACCTCAAAGCAGTGCTAATCATCTTGTGATGGGGATGACTCTAGAACAGCGTCAGGAGGCTGCTGGACGAGAGGTAGGGAATGAGCTGCCTAATTGGAGGTAAAAACCGATCCCTCACGTATACAGGGGAAGAGAAGGGTGGACTCGACCCCTATGGAGGAGACTAACATCTCCTCCTACACTATTACCGGTTATCATATGAGTTGATAACTCTTAATATACTACCACTAACCTCCTCTAACAGATATTTACTGCATAATACAGGCGGAAGCTGGTAAATTTTAGCATAAATTTCTGAAGCCTTGAATACGTGTGTCGTAGGTCGCAGTTCCCCCATAGGGTGGTTGCTATAATAATAGCGTTTGAGTCTCGCTGCGTCTCGTGAGTTGCGTGAGTCTCAGCCAAACTAGGACGCAGTTCAGCCTAGACTCAGACTGAGACACGTCAAGTGCGGTTCACATCACACTCACATACGGAACATGGTCGCACTGGACACAACATGAGACTGTCAAGTAATGTGTCACGATCTGTTGGCATTCCAGTCTCAAGACAGTATCACACCGTATTAGACTAAGACTCACAATCATGTGCGACTCAAATGAGATGTGTTGTACTGCTCAAATCTCATGACAATCTCAGAATAATAATGCTATAATAGGTACATAAGAGATAAAAGGAGATTCCAAACATGACAAACATTGAGACACAAGCTAAGACAGCCTTCGGCAA